GAAAGTCTTTTGAACCGTATAGGTATAGGTTCTAGAGAAACAGTAGACCACAATGTGACAGCAATTCATGGTGTGGTCTTATTACCTAGTAAACAAGAAGAAAAGATTATAAACGAGTAACGGGAGAATACGATGGATATAGCAACATTAGCAAAACAGTTAGGTATTCAGCTTACTGCTGAAGCTATAACTACTATTGTTAATAGGTTAGATAAAAAAAACACTGGCACAGGTGGAAAAACTATATCCGACCAAGACAAGATAATAGAAATAAAAAAGTTTGCTGATAAGCCTAATATGGCAGATGTAGCAGGCGGTGTTAAAATGAATAAAACTAGAAAAAAATCTGGTAAAGACATGATTAAGACAACAACTCTAGGAAAACAAGGAGACCAAGGTTTTTCTAAGGGTGGCTCTGTAAAAGTTTATTCTAAGGGTGGCGGAGTTAGAAAACCGAAGATGACAGCCGGCTATTAGATATGGGAGCAATACTAAAATTAATAATGGCAGGAGCTTCTCGTTCTAGTATAGTAGCTAAATATGGTAAAAAGGCATATGATGCTGTTATATCTAGATATGGTTCTAAAGGTAAAATAATGAAAGCGGCTAAAGACCCAGATAAAGCACAGTTATTATTAGAAACTGTACCAGAGCAAGCTGTTGGAGTTGCCGTAATGGGTGTAGGATTAGCAGAAGGTAATAAAGCTGTGATAAGAAGTTTAGAAAAAAAAGAAAATAAAAGAAAAAGAGGCCCTAGAGATGAAAAAACCTACGCAAAAGGCGGAGGAGTAAGGAAACCTAACTACTAGTGAAAAGACCCCTAACAACAAAAAGCAACGAATTTAGACACTGGGTACAGGATAAATACAAGAAAGACCCTAACTTATTAAAACCAATAGATTTACACAACAAATTTATAATTTACTTAGCATGGAAACAAGCACAACCACCCAAAATACAAGAAAAACATCAACCATACCATTTGGATATAAACTAGATGAGGACACAAAAACGCTATTACCTATCGAAGAGGAGCTTGAGGCTTATACAAAAGCAAAAACTTATCTTCAGTCTTGCTCTTATAGGGAAGTTGCTAGTTGGCTCACTGCCACAACCGGTAGAAAGATATCCCCACAAGGACTTAGAAAAAAAGTATTAGGGGAACATGGTGAAGATTAAGTGAATGATGTACCACCGCCAAAGCCAAAACGTCAATACAACTATAGTGTAGCGACAAAAGCTAGAAAAGCGGCACAGAAAAAGCTTAGTCAAGCTAAAAAAACTGCTGAAAACAAGGTAAAACAAGTAAAAGCACAAAGAGATAAGGTTAGATACATAGAATCTGGCTTAAAAAAGATAGAAGGTACACTTACAGGTAAAAATCCTGCTGTTTTAACAGAAGATGACCTAAAAGTAGCACCTAAAGCAGTAAAAGAACAAGTAGAACAAGAAAATATTATATTTAAGCCCAATGAAGGGCCACAAACAGACTTTTTAGCATCTCCAGAAAGAGATGTACTATATGGGGGAGCCGCCGGTGGCGGTAAATCATATGCGTTACTAGCAGATTTGCTTAGATATGCTCATTTGCCAGACCATCGTGCCTTGCTAATTAGAAGAACCTTAGACGAACTAACAGAACTAATTGATAAAAGCAAGCAATTGTATCCGAAAGCATTTCCCGGAGCAGTATTCAAGGAATCCAAGTCAATGTGGATATTTCCTAGTGGAGCTACTGCATGGTTCTCGTATCTCGATAGAGATAAAGATGTAACCCGATATCAAGGTCAAGCTTTTAATTGGATAGGTATTGATGAAGTAACGCATTACCCCACCCCTTATGTTTGGGAATACTTACGCTCTCGATTAAGAACTACAAATCAAGAGATAAAGCCCTATATGAGGTGTACAGCCAACCCCGGTGGTTTAGGAGGATGGTGGGTAAAGAAAATGTATATAGACCCATCTCCACCGCATGAACCATTTGCGGCAGGTGATATAGAATCTGGTGAAGTATTTAGATGGCCGGAAAACCATGAAAAAGCAGGACAACCTCTTTTCCAAAGAAAGTTTATTCCTGCTAGATTAACGGATAACCCTTATTTAATGCTAGATGGTCAGTATGAAGCTATGCTTCGTTCACTACCAGACGTAGAAAGAAAAAGGTTGTTAGATGGTGATTGGGAAGTTGCAGAAGGTGCGGCTTTTCCAGAGTTCTCTAGACATTTACATGTTATGGAACCAGTAGAAGTTCCTGTGGGATGGCAAAGATTTAGAGCGGCTGATTATGGTTATGCTTCTCCATCTTGTGTATTATGGGGTACAGTAGATTTTGATGGTAATATTTATATTTATCGTGAATTGTACTCGGCAGGATATACAGGTGAAGCTTTAGCTAGAATGATATTAGAAATGGAAAGAAACGACCCTCCAATGTCTTTATCTATCTTAGATACAAGTTGTTGGAATAAAGTTGGTTTAGGCCCTAGTATAGCAGAAACAATGATACGCAATGGTGTTCGTTGGTTACCTGCTGATAGAGATAGAATTTCTGGTAAAGTAGAAGTTCATCGAAGATTACAGATAGACCCTAGAACAGCAGAGCCTAAATTAAAAATATTTAGTACTTGTACAAATTTAATAAGAACACTGTCAAGTATACCTACATCAAAAATAAACCCAGAAGATGTAGATACAAAAGCAGATGACCATGCATATGATGCATTACGGTATATGATTATGACTAGGCAATCTAATCAACCTACACTAAATACAACGCTAAACAGAATAAAGGATAGAGTTGCTTACACGCCTAGTGACGCAACATTTGGATATTAAATATGGTAGATATAAACAACCCATCTTATCAAGGTGTTTTACAACAAACACAATACTTATTAAGTAAGTATCTTCCTAAAAAACCAATAGAACCAAATAGACTAGTACAAATAAAATCTAGTGTATTTAAAGAAGCAGAAAAATCAATAAAAAAATTAATTAAAAGTAAAGCTATTACACTTAAAGAAAGTCAAATTATAAAAGATAGAATTTTTCAATCTATACAAGAAACATCAGATGTTTTCGATATATCAAAAATAAAAAAAGCAGACATTGATGCTAATGCTAATAAACTATTACAAAATATAGAACAACAACAAAAAGTATTAACAGTAGAAGAAAGAAATAAACAAAAAAAAGTTGAAACAAAACAAAAAAAATTAACTAAAAGAGTTAATAGAATGATGAAATTTTTTGGTAAGACTGGATTAAAAGTTCTACCTATACTAAGTATTGTAGATATGAAAAATCAATACGATGATATTATGGAACAAAGTAAAAAACCAATTGAACCCTTAACATATAAAAAGGGTGGTAAAATAAAACGAAAACCTTACGCTGTAGGAGGTAAAGTCTATAGCAACTCGAGTAGAAAACCTAAATTTAAATAAGGAGGCAACATGCCAGATAATAACTATAACTATGGTAAAGACTATATAATGAGTTCTGATAAAATAAAAGCAGATAGACCAGATGCTCCATTAACTAGAATGAAACCAGATTTTACACCAGAGATAAAAGAAGACAGCAAATTAATTGAAGCTTCATCTCCTGCTAAATCTGCACCATTAGATAAATCAGTTTTAAACGCAGATAAACAAAAAGCATACTAAACAAGGACTATTAATGGCTGATGAGCAGAACACAAGTTCTTCGTCTTCAATTCCATCAGAAGAAATTTCTGGTATTGTTGGTTACATAGAAAGTAAATATGATACTGCTAAATCATCTAGACAAACTCACGAAAGTAGATGGCTAAGAGCCTATAAAAACTATCGTGGTGTCTATGATTCTAGCACACAATTTAGAGATAGCGAAAAAAGTAGAGTATTTGTTAAAATAACAAAAACTAAAACTTTAGCCGCTTATGGACAGATTGTTGATATATTATTTGCTAACAAAAAATTTCCAATAACAGTTGAAGCAACACCTGTATCAGAAGGCGTAGCAAATTTAATGCACGTTCCTATGCCGGGTGAAGAACAGTTACAAACGTCTTACGGATACGAAGGTGATGGTAATGAATTATTACCGGGTGCAACGGAAGCAACACCTATGGAAAAATTAGGTGGATTAAAATCTGAATATGATGGGGCAACATTACTAGAAGGAAAAGCTAGAGTACCTAATCAACCACAGATAAGCCCTGCTGATGAAACAGCAAGACGAATGGAAAAGTTAGTTCACGACCAACTATTAGACAATAACGCTGTTAATGTAATACGTCATTCTATATTTGAATCTGTATTACTAGGAACGGGTATTATTAAAGGGCCATTAAATTATTTAAAGAAAGTTCATAAGTGGTCTTCTAATGAAGGTGAAGGTAAAGTATACCAACCTTATGATAAAGAAGTACCAAAAATATCTGGCGTTTCTTGTTGGGATTTTTTTCCAGACCCTGCCGCAACAAGTTTGTCTGATTGTGAATATGTTATTGAAAGACATAAATTTACTAGAGCACAGTTAAGAGATTTAATTAACATGCCTCATTTTGATGGGGAAGCAATAGCTCAGTGTCTTGATATGGGTGGTAATTATCATTCTGAATACTACGAAGACATTATTCAAACATATGATAAACAAAGTTATGGTGATGGTGTTAATAACAATAGGTACGAAGTTTTAGAATACTGGGGAACACTAGATTCTTACTTAGCAGAAGAAGTTGGATTAGAACTTCCAGAAGATATGTCTCCATTAGAACAGATACAAATAAATGCTTGGATATGTAACGGAAAAATATTAAGAGCAGTATTAAATCCATTTACTCCAGAAAGAATACCTTACCAAGCTGTACCTTATGAAATAAATCCTTATCAATTATTTGGTATTGGCGTACCAGAAAATATGGAAGATGCACAGCTTCTTATGAATGGTCATGTTAGAATGGCTATTGATAACTTAGCTTTAGCAGGTAACTTAGTTTTTGATGTTGATGAAGCATCACTAGTTCCGGGTCAAAATATGGATATATTTCCGGGCAAAATATTTAGAAGACAAAGTGGTGTTACAGGAACTGCAATCAATGGATTAAAGTTTCCAAATACTGCACCAGAAAATTTACAAATGTATATGCAAGCAAGACAACTTGCAGATGAAGAAACAGGAATACCATCTGTTATGCATGGACAAACTGGAGTAACGGGTACAGGCCGTACAGCCGCAGGTTTATCTATGATTATGGGTGGAGCTAGTTTATCAATAAAAACAGTAATGAAAAATATTGATGACTATTTATTAAAGCCATTAGGAGAATCATTCTTTCAATGGAACATGCAATTTAACGAAGACAATCCAGACATAGTTGGTTATTTGGAAATAAAACCTAGAGGAGTGGCTAGTGTAATGCAAAAAGAAGTTAGGTCGCAAAGACTAACAACTTTATTACAAACAGTTACAAATCCTATGTTAGCACCATTTATTAAAATACCTAATCTTATTAGGGAGTTAGCAATATCACAAGATATTGACCCCGATACATTAGTTAACAATGTAGATGATGCTCAAATCTTTGCAGAAATATTAAGAGGTTTAAATGCTAAACAAGAAGCAGGCGAGCAGGCTGAAGGCTCTAACGGAGAATCCCCAAGTATGGGAGGTACTCAAGGAGCACCTACAGGAGCTAACCCAAATGACCCATCGGGCAATGGTGGTGGCAACATCGGAACAGGAAATGTTCCGCAATCAGGGGAAAGCAATTTTACTGGAACAGCTCAGTAATTTACAACAAAACATAAGAAATTTTGAAAAAGAAAAATAAGGGAAAACATGGCAACTAATGTATCAGTAGAACTAGACGATTTTGGAGGTAATAAAGAAAATTTTCTTATACCTAAGAAAAAGAAAAAAGAAGAAAGAGCTATTGAATCTTCTAATGTTGCTAATCCACAATTTGAATTTGACCCGTTTGGTGTTGCAACACCGGACTTAGTAGATATAAAAAGAGTTTCAGATTCAGATTTAGAATCAGTTGGTGCTAGTAGAGATGCTACAACAGGT